ACACACATATATTTCTTTTCGGTAGCAGATGTTTTTTCAAACTTCTACCCTGCTCCTTTCTTATATAGAAAGAAAGTGAATGATATATTAACAGGGGAAATTACACAAGAGTACCTTTTTAATAATTCAGAGCAAGCTTATATGTTTGAGAAGTGTATGTTCTTTAATCAATTAGAACTAGCCGAGAAATGTATTAATGAAATCGATCCTAAGAAAGTTAAAAATATAGGTAGATCTATACCCAACTTTGATGCTGAGAAATGGGATAAAATTAGCTTTGGTGTAATGTATAACGTATGTCTACATAAATATACTTTTAATAAAGAAGCCCACAAAACATTAGTTGATAGTGGTGATAGAACACTTGTCGAAGCTTCTCCATATGATAATAAATGGGGGGTGGGTATATCAGCCTCGGATGATCAGATATTATTTGAAGAAAATTGGACAGGTGAAAATAGATTAGGAAAAGTATTAATGAAAACAAGAGAAAAATTATGAGAAATTATTTAAGAACATTTAAGCCAACGGACACGGAATCTACTATGAGATTAAGTTCGAGTGTTGTATTTTTAATATGTCTTTGGTTAATTATAGGTATATCATTTGGGTACACGGGAATGAGTAATTTGAATTCATCACTTTTATCTTTAGTTATGAGTACAGCAATATTTTTATCTATGGATAACACAGTGGGATTCGGGAGGAAATATGAAGCTACTAAAAAAGAATATGTTATATCACTACTGATATTAGTGGGTGTTATATCTATTTGGATATATGTATTTAAGTCTTATATCTAAGCAAAGAATTCTTTAGGCATTAAAGTCCAATCCCATCCGTCACGGTAGTCATCCATATTATCTACCATTTTTCTAGCAGTTGTTTCAGCTTTGAGTTCGTCATCAGAATCAATATCTTCTTGATGTCTAATGTTATCATCTTCATCATATACAGTAAGTGTCCATGTTGATAACATCTCTTCTTCTACATTTTCTTTAATAGATTTTGCGAAGGTAGCAAAGGATTTAATTATTTTTTCCATCAGTATCAGTAAGTTATTTTTTTGTTAAAGTATATATTAAAAATTAATATCGTTTTTTATATACCCACCTAATTTGACCACATCCCCAAATTCTATAATTACCTAGAGAATACATAATTTCCTTTTCTGTCAAGTTTGGGTCATGTCCTTCTTTGATCAACTTTTTCTTATTATATGTAAACCGATGATACCTCTTTTTATCAACAACCCACCAATAGTTTAGAGAAGTTTCCCCCATGTTTTCGAATCCTAACATTTCATATAATTTGCCATCAAACATACTTATATCAGAGTATGATAAGATGTTATCATAATTATAATTATTAATAAAATATTTAAATAATTTAGAAGCTGACCCAACGACAATATTATTTATTTTATTACAAAACCTAATCAGTTCATATTGCTTAGTTCCGTTTATATTACGATAACCAAACGTCATTAGGCTAACTAATTCATCTCTATAATATAGACCTAATTTAATATTAGCCTTTGACTTACCTTGTATATGGTTTTTATCTAAAAAGGAATTAGTTTCCTTACTATTTACTTCTTTTATAATACACTTTCTAGCATATATCTTATTAGATATTTTATTTAACTTATTAAGAATAATAGATTGTATTATATTTTTTTTATGATCCCAATCATCCTCCCATACGTGTACCAAACTAATTCCTAATTCATTTAACTGTTTTGTTTTGTTTATATGATGTTTCTTTTCTTTATTCATTTCACTATGCCAATATAAACCATTGAATTCTATTCCTAATTTATATTCAGGTAGAAATATATCTATTTCTTTACCATTTAGTATTTTTCTATTAGATTCATCGATTTCTACACCCAATGTCCTAATCCATGATATGAGTTCCTTTTCCTTTTCACTTTGACCTGTATAATATAATGGGTTTATATTAGTAGATATTTCATATCCGTTTTCTAGCCTATTTATAAAAGTTTCCCAATATATTTCGAATATATCATCATCCTTTTTTATGGTGAATTTCCTATAATCTTTAATTTCTATAAACTCATAACCATGTGTTTTAAAAAAATCTTTGTGTTTATCTAACTTCTTTTTCCTTATTAGTTCCTTGAATCCAATTTCACCAAGCTTATCTGTATAATGATCGGTTTTGGTATAATGTCCACCATACCTTTCCTTCATAGTATCTTGTATCTTTCCTTTTACTTCCTCTGATTGGAAGATATGATCAACGCCATATTTGTTTTTAATATTTTCCTTCCATTTGCTCTGAACTTCTTTATTTTGAAACGTAGATCTATGACCATACCTTTCGATATTGGTTTCTTCGGTCTTGTCTTTAATTTTCTGACTTTTAGCTACATTATCAACACCATATTTATGTAAAGTAGTTTTCTTTCTTTTTTCTTTAGTAGATTCGGCTGTCTGTGCGCATTTAGCAGAGCAATATTTTTTATAACCGTCTTTAAAATTCTTATTGAACGTAGTTTCCTTACCACACTTACATGTAATTTTTTCTTCTAGTTTATTATAGTAATACCAAAGCTTTTCTTTGAAAGAAATGTCAAAATCCACATATGATATAATACTATCATATAGACTTGGGTGATGTTTTTTAACATACGTTTCCCTCATCCTATGAGGACTTTCAAATATTTCAAGTAACTTTTGTTCCATGTACCTTATATATTAGACAAATATAAACAAAAAAAAACTCTTTGGCGAACCAAAGAGTTTTTTCTGTAATATATTTATGTAGTTATTACGCTAAGATATTATTAGTATCTACAACTTTAACTGTCATATATTGTTTTTGTGGATAAAATCCTAACTCTGCAATCGCATATCTAGATCTTAACAACATTCTTGGTGCGAATGTAGCTTCAGATAATAAGCTGATTGACTGAGCCATTAAGTATGGTACGAATACGATACCTGGTTGGTCAGGATTGTTCTTACGTCCTACTAACATTCTGTTATCATTATATAACATGTAAGGATCAACGTAAATTTGAACGTCTCCGATTGTACCCATTGGATACAGTTGACCTGAACCATTTACTTTAGATTTCACAGGGTTAATTGTATAACCTGCGATGTCAGCTAAAGCAGCAGCTAAACGTCCGTTAGTAACTACGAACTGAGCAGGACCTACACGACCTTCTGTTGCTAAGTAGTTAGAAGAATTAAGGATTTTAGTCACTAATCTTCTTTGTACAGCGTGAGAAGTTTCACCACCTGGCGAAGCAGATGATCCAAGGTATGCATCAACGTCTAAATCAAATACTGTTGTAGCAGCAGTTGCAGTTGTGTAACCAGGTGCAGACTGACGGTTTAAGTCACCCATTTCAAATAATTTTTCAACTATTTGCTTAGAGATAGTTTGTGATAATTCGTTCACAAGGATTGACTCCATTTTTTGAACGATATCGATACCTAAGTTTGCTTTGATATCTTCTATCTCAGTTCTCTTAAGAGCAGTAGAAATTTCTAATGTTCCCGCTTGGATTGTCTTAGATTGTACTCTAGGAGCAATAATTCCTGGGTAATTAGTTTCTTCTTGTTCTCTTGTTTGAGGATATTTGTCAGAAGCAAAGTTTGCTGCAAATGCAGGTAAGTGATCTTCTAATGCAGACACTAATTCTAAGCTTGTGCTAGAACCTGTTGCAGAAGTTGCGCCACCTGCTGTGTCACCAAATCCACCACCGAATACAGTAGTTAATACCTCATCAGTTGTAAAAGTGTTATCAGCTTGTACAAATCCCCATGCAGAACCTGTAGTAGCTGTTGCTACGTTAGCCTGACGGAAAATTCTGAACATAGGCTTTCTATCGATACGAGAGTATCCTAAGAATTCAACCCATGATTGTTTTGATCCAACAGGTGCAACACCTGGATCATAACCTGTTTGTGCGTTAGCCGCAGCGTCATTTAATGAAAGATATACTCTCTCAGTTAAACCACCTACTCTTTGGATAGCACCTGCTTCTGCTGAAGCTGCATTAAGGAAAGTTTCCAATGCACCTGCATTAGCTCCGAAATCAATAGCAAAAACCTGAGGTCTTTCATTTGTTTCGTTTGTGTTATCATCGTATGCGAAATCGATGTACATTAAATCAATTTTTGGACCAGGTGTAGGCTTTACGCTTACTAGGTCTAAACCAATTGTTTGTGCAGCAATTTTCATCGCAACAGGCAATAATTGCTGACCGTAGTCACCTGAGCCTGAATTTCCATCAGCATTGTATCCTCTGCTGAAATCTGTAACTCCTAATGCATTACCTGGGTTAGCAGCTACCGTTGGGTTAGCTACACCGCCCATGCCATTAAAATTACCTAAGTTTGCATAAGCATTTTCATTCAATGAATGATACTCTGCGTACTCTGACATCCAATCTAAACGATCAGATCCCTCAACTCCCATATTCTCTAGAATTGGAGTCCATTTTTTTACTGTTTTGTCTAAGTTTATCATTTTAACTTTATTTTTTTTATTTCACTTATAGTATATATTCACATTAAAAAGCGTGTTTTTTCCGTTTTTCAACTTTAAGTGATAGTTTTTGGATCTTATTTAATTGAATTAAATTTCTCCATAATTGAATTCATCGCATCATCTGATAAACTATCCTCTAGGATTAATCTATCTTCTTTGTTGATCAATTCACGGTTTGACTCTCTGATCGCAGGGAACTTACGAGTTAACCAAAAATGCTCCATAGTCGCTTCATTCCAATTAGTAGTAGGATGTAATCTAGCTTGACTCAATATTGAGTTCTTTGCAGATTCTGTAATCTTTTCCCATTTGTCCTTAACTTCCTCAGGCATTTCATCGACTAAACGTTCCTCTAAACTCTTCTCTTTCGTAGCTAATGCTTCGTTCATAAGAGTTAGTACATCACTTGTAGAATAATAATTACCCTTCTCGTTTATATGGGCAATAACTAATTCTCTATCATCGTTCTCTAAAGCGTAGAATGAATCTAACTGATCTTTATTTAAAAACGACAAGAAATTAGGTTCGTTTGTCTTAGAAGCTTCTCGTTTTTTAGCTTCTAATATTAATTGGTCGATAGATTTTGATAGATTATTTTCCATCATTAAATCTTCTTCTTCTTCTTCTTCTTTTTCTTCTTCACAGTCTTTACACTCGTCTTTATCTTCGTCGTGTGCTTCTTCTTGTGAAACTTCTTCAGAAATTGCTTCTTCTAATTCTTCCTTTTCTTCCATTTCCTCTTCTTCTTCATCAAGCTCATCAGAAATAATTTCTTCTGTTTCACCTTCTTCTAATTCGGGAGTATCATCTATATTTACATCTTCGTCATCATCACAAACTACTCTGCAGTTTACGTCATCCTCAGATCCTTCAATTTCAACATCAACATCAACGTTGATATCCAAATTATCTTCATCCTCATCTTCATCTTCTTCCATATCCATTTCTAGTTCAGAAAGACCTACGATATCAGGTGATGGAAATCCATCCATTTCTTCGCCCTCAACGCTTTCAAATAATTTACTAGATGATTCGTTTAATTTTTCTGTAATCATTTTGCTGTATTCAATAGACTTATCTAATTGTTCAGCAACATAATCAGTGTATGCTAAACCGCTATCTAAATTCTCAGCAATGTATTCAGAGTACTTGATATTAGTATCAATGTTTTCAGCTAAATATTCAGAATATACGATTGAGTTATCTAAATTCTCAGCTAAATAATCAGAGAATTCAATAGATTTGTTTAAGTTTTCAGCAATGTATTCACCATATTGGATAGACTTATCTAATTCCTCAGCGATATACTCACCATATTGGATAGACTTATCTAATTCCTCAGCGATATACTCACTGTATTCTACAGACTTATCTAATTCCTCAGCAATATAATCAGAGAATTCAATAGACTTCTCTAAGTTTTCAGCTAAATAATCATTATGCTTAATAAGGTTGTTAGTAGTTTTTTCTAACTTAGAATTACTTTCTTTTAATTCTATGTTTTCTTTTACTACAACTTGTAAATTTTCAGCTAAGTAATCTAAGTACTTAGTCATCTTATTTTGTTCTTCAAGCATTCTTTCGTAATACTGTGTTAATTCATTTAATTTTTTAGGTTGAATTTGACCTGTTTTGATAGATTCGTTGATTTTAGCTTTCACCTCTTTGATGTTTTCTACTAAATACTCAGAGTAATCTACCATTTGCTGTTTTGTTACCATATCATTTTTGTTCATTTCAAATAATTGATTAATTTTTGTTTCATCATCCATTTCATATATTTGAAAGTTGGAATTTGATGAATAGCCCATAGATTCATTCAATGATTGCATTCTAGCAGAGGAAAATCCTGGATCTGCCACAATATCATATGTGAATAATTTTTTAAGTGTTACTTCACCATTACCTTCTGTAATACCTGCAGCTCTCGAAGAAACGAATAAAGGTGAATTATCTTCAACCAATGCTTTTGCTTCTTTACCCCACTGAGTATTAAGTAATCTGATTTTTCCTGTAACACAATTGTTTTTTTCGTCATAAGAAGCCGTTTCAACCATGTGTGATGCATTCTTTAATGAAGTATCAAAAGTATCGGGATGATCATACTCACCGTATACACCCATTGTGCTGATTCTTTCATTTAATTCGTTTAATGCAGGTTCGAACTTACTCCAAGTATAGACCCTATCGTTTCTATTCTTTTTGTCAAATTCTGTAAATACGCCTCCTAATGTATACTTATCTTCTTGACCTTTTCCTGCTGATTCATTAATGGGTTTTAATGAAGTAGGATTATGTTCAATGATTAATACGTTTTTCATAGGTTATATTATTTTTCTTATACTATATATTTACCTTAGAAAACGCCTTTTTTCTAAAATCAGCAAATAATTGTATTATCTTTAATTATCTTATATATTATATCTATATACCACATATTAGTATTTAATTAAAAATATATACTATATGATAACAACAGAATATGTATATAGAGGATATGTAGTATCAGTCTACGATGGTGATACTATTAGATGTCATTTCGACCTAGGGTTCGGAATAAAACAAAACGGACTTGAAGGAAAAGGAGTAGCGTTGAGGTTATATGGAATAGATACACCTGAAATGCGTGGTGAAGAATTAGAACAGGGTCGAATATCGAGAGATTATGTCAGATCTAAAATCCTTGAAAAAAATGTTATTATACAATCTATTAAAGATAGAACAGGTAAGTATGGTAGATACCTTGCTAAGATTTATTATATCAATGAAGAAACAGGAGAACAAATTTATTTGAACCAAGAACTTATTGATTTAGGATATGCTAAAGAATATTTACCTTAGATTAGAATTCGAAATCACCAACGTCTTCTCCACCGCCTTCATCTGCGCCACCGCCTAGGTCTTCTCCACCTAGATCTTCACCGCCACCGAAATCGTCATCGCCACCGAAGTCTCCACCACCAAAGTCATCATCACCACCAAAGCTGTCACCACCTCCTGATCCATCGCCTGCGTCTCCTTTAATTGGTTTCTTCTTCCAATATGCTTCGTTTTCTTGTTTTTCTTCTTCAGTAAGTTTTAAGTATTTATCAACTATATACTCAGGATGGAAATAAGGTCTTCCATCTATTTCAATAGCATCTGCTAATTTCTGTACAGTTTCAACACGTTTGTTTAGGTTGTTAATTCGCTTCCATTCTTCGAATAGATCGTTAGAATTAAACTCTACATCAATACTATTTAATAGTTTAGCGTCTTCTTTATACTCAGGAAATTCTCTAAGCATCTGAAGTTTCATTGGTTTAATAACAACTTCTTTAAAAGATGTTCTTAATCTTCCTACAAAGTTTCCAAATTTTACTTCATCGTTAGTCATTCCAGAACTGTTATCATAAATAGCTCCACCACCATTATCTTTATCAAATCTTGAGAATGGGATATTACTAGCTCTTTTTAAAGCATTATAAAACCATGTCAACATATCGTTTTCATTTAAGTTATGACCATCAGGTGATAGTAATTCAAATTGTGGCGTACCACTTTCTCCCTCAGGAAACCATAATTGTTTATTATAAGGTATATGCTTACTTCCGTTAATCTCAGGAACACCCATAGTATCATCCCAACTCACTTCTTCTGAATAGTTAGCAATCATCTTACCAACACTTTCTTCTGCTCTTTGTCTAGGTAGGTCTTTAACAGGTATTACATACTTTTGATAAATTGTAGCATTAGCCATATTAAATATGATCTTACTTTGTTCAATTATTTTAAGTTGGTTATATGGTCTAATTAATCCCTCAACGTATGACATCTCCGAATATTCGTTATGAGATTTATAAGAAAGGTATATGATTTGGCTATCTAATATCACTCTTCTTAATGTTGGGTCTTCGGGAAACTGTATCCAAATATGTGTACCCGATTCAGGTTCATAGCCAGGCATTAGAGTAACAGGTTCTACTTCTTCATATCCAATTATATTCTGTGCTTTATCATCCCATACAATTTCATATGCAGCATATCCATCAATTAAGAATCTTCTGAATATATCCCAAGCTCTTTTTCCATTTGAGAAATTAAAGTTGTTATACACCTCTTCGAATATCTCATAATATCTATCTTTTACCTCTTGTGGATAATCGTCTTTTAGTTTTTTAGGCTCACAGAATCTTCTTTCATCATCATAAATAATAGCCTCATCACATATAGTAGTTACGAAATCTTTTATTTCGTCTTTTATACTATATTCTCTAAGTATTCTTATTTTATCATTAACGCTCTTATCTAAGTACGCAACTGATTTTTGACTTAATATAGAAGCAATGGCTCTCTGTGAAAAGAAATCATACATCCCACCATTACCTGACATCTGATTAGGATCTTCATTTATACCAATAGTTACTTTGTTTTTAGAAACCATGTCATTGTAGTACATGCCCCAACTGCTGATGTTTCTTAACGCTCTCGAAAAAAATCCCTGATTTCCTGTGTTATTATTACTCCAACTTGGACTGTTATTCGGATTATAGCTCGCCATTTATATTTTAAAATATTTTATTTATATATAAATAAAACCATCCCCTAAAAAATATTTATTATATTTACTATATGAAAGAGAGATTAATACGAAACGCAGTCAATAACATCAAAGAGTTTGGGTACGCTAAAGTAGATGAAAATAACATTTTCACTGATAAGATTTATAGTAGATTTTTTAAGTCTATGCTTGAAGAAAACTTAGGGTTTACTGAGGAAATCGATAAATTGATAGAGGAACTATTAAAGGAAATTAACTAAACTTATCTCCAAACTTATCATAGTTTCTTTTAAGTCTTTGTAGATGACCTTTGAGTGCATCGCTGTTCTCGATCAATTCATCAGTTACGTTATAGAAGTCTTTAACTAATTTAGCGATCATCTCTTTATGTCTTTCGGGTCTTTTAGCTAATTTACTTTCCCATATTTGATATAGTTTTATAGGATCATATTTAAGTGTGGGGTATTGAGAGTAAATCCAATATGGGAGTTCTTCGTATTTTATATCATAGACCTGTGCTATTCTACTAATCTCATATTCAACAATAGCATATTCATACCCATATCTTAATAACATTTTATATGCCTTTTCGAAAGTGATGTAATTAAATGGTGTAGTTCCGTTTGGTTGATTATTATTTTCTTCGAGATCATTTATGATATTATCAAAAAGTTCTAACCTTATTTCTAATGGAATGAAGTTAAGGTTTATACCGAATACTAATCTATTATCTCTGAAATCACAACATAGTATAGGAGAGTATTGCATCCAATTAGATTCATCTTGATACAACATAAAGTATATTCCACCCTTTTGTATCTTAGCCATATTAACAGCTTTAACATTATCGTTATCGGGACTTTGGTATAACTTCATGAAACGCATCGAGTTGTCTTTAAAGAAACTAGGGATAGATGTCGTTTTAAGTAATTCTTTGATCTTCTCTTTTAGTACATACATAAACTATATATTAACCAAAAGAAGTATTACCTAGGTTATTTATGTTATCATTAAAATATGTTTGAATTCTTCCGAATGTCCTTTTTCTACACGTACCACACCCTTTATTGAATTCCATTGTTTTAGGAAATAGTTGGTTATGTACTTCAAACATTTGGTCTACAATATGAGCAGGCACTTTACCATTATTTGCGTGTACTTCTTTGATAATGTGTTTTACTTTTTCATCCATGGTTACATTTTCTTTTTCTTTATATATTACATTCTTAGTAACTTATTTAATAATTCAGAAAAAATAGAAATTATACTTGCTAATAAAATAGTATCAAATAGGGAATAGGACGTGATCAGAAATCCAAAACCTATCCAAAACCCTAAGCACATAGGACAAGACAATAACTCAATTAACTTATTCTTTAAAAAGCTATTATCGTCATCCATTTGATATATTCCTAATTTGTGTCTTATCCATAACACAGGAGTTGCGTTTACTGATAATGTAGATAAACAAATAAGACCTACTAGTTCAAAAATGATATTACTCATTATCTTCCGTTACTTTTTCATTAAATGTATCTTTAATTCTTTTCATATCTTTAATTCTTTTCATATCAGCAGAAACTATAAACTCATTTACTATATCCTCTCGGTTTTGTTCGATTAATCTCTGATCATATTTTTTGATCATATTAAATACATTAAGGTATGTTAAGAATTCTAATTCCTTTTCTGTCAGTTTTCTTTTTCCTATCACATCATATAAATAGATATATACTTTACACATATCGTTGGTTTCAAATAATGTTCTTATATTTAGATCTAAATATTTATTTATTATAATAACGGGGGCTAATGGTTTTTTAGATAATATTTCTGTGCTTAATAAAGAAAAATTATTGAGTATGAATTGCTCTGATAAGTTTAATTTTGAGATAGTATTCCAATTAAACTTATCGGGATAATTTTCTAGTGTTTTTTCGCTTATATTCTCAAAGGCATCTAATGGTAAATTCTTATATATCTCTTTGTTTGGATCAGCTTCTACTAACCGATTACTTATTTTATATGGATCAATGATATTAGTATCTTCTTTGTAGAAATAACCAAAAGAAATTTTATTGATGGTCTTTTTTAGATAAGTGAATATTTTTGATTCTTTGTTTACTTCGTATTCTATACCATTTTCTTTTAAATTCTTAATGGTTACTGCATTGTAGTCTTTAATAATTAACATATTATAATTTATTTTTTTTATCTATTAAAATAGGAAAGTCCCTTTTTTATTATATACTTAAAAATCAACAAAAGTTTATGTTAAATAGCGTTCCAAACGGGAAAGGAAATTACAGACAGGGATTATTTACACCTACTAATACGAGTAAGGTTTATAAGTTAAACGAAAGAGGTGGATTATATTACAGAAGCTCTTGGGAATTAACTGCTATGAAATACTTTGACAACGAACCTAATGTTATATTATGGGGTGCGGAGTGTATTGAAATACCATATCAATTAAAGAAACCTGATAAGCATGGTATAGTGAGTATCAGTAGACATAGATATTATCCTGATTTTTATTATAAATTAAAGATGAAGGACGGAAGCATTAGAGAAATATTATTAGAGGTGAAACCGAAAGAACAGACTAGACCACCGAAAATGAAAGATGCTAGTAGGTTAACTCAGAAGCAACTTAAAAATTATAAGTGGGCAATAGATGAATATAATAGGAATATGGCAAAATGGGAACACACAATAGCATACTGTAAACCAAAAGGTATTGAATTTAAAATACTCGTAAAAGAACAAGTAGATAGAATGATCAGAAGTTATATTAACGGAGGTTAAGGTTCAATTATATCAACATCGTCGCCTTCTACTGCTTCACCTTGTGGTATCATATATTCAGGGTATGTTATTAATGTAGTTTCTTCAAGTACTTTTTCACTACTTATGATATAAAACATATCTTGTATCTTAGGTAATTCACCTACCCATTTTATTGATATAGAGTTTATCGCATTAGAAAGAGTTACAACATCCCCTTTGATTTCCACAACCATCATGTAGTGTAATAATAAATTATCGTATATGTTCTTTACTCCAAATTCGTCCACATATATGTAAGTCGAATTAGTGTCAACAGGCATATCGAAACAAATTATTTTATCGGTATTTTCGATTTCTATACAATATTCTGATTCGTATATAGTGTCAGCTTTTTTGTTAAAAGTACATGATGTTAATAGTAAAAGGCTTACTATGATTAAGTTTTTCATATACTATATATTTAATTTTAATATATAAAACATGAATCTAAGGTATTTAAATAGGGAGCTTATGCTACAAGAAGTTATTAAAGAAGACCTTTCGGATAGTACGGTTACATTGATCTATTATTTTAAATCCATTTATAAAAACAAAAAAGAAAAAGAAGGATATACTTGTTATTATTCTGATATGGGTGAATGGATATTAGAGGTCTATAATAATTTTAAAGTCTATAATTTTAATATAGAAACTAAATATATTATTCAACAACAATATGATTTACCACATAACGAAGTAACAGAGATGATAAAACTAATGACTAATTATGTAACAGGTATAGAGATACCCACCCTTAAGTTTAGATCAAATAGGGAAGTATTATTCATACTTTAAAACAAATATATAGTATATGTACATAATTAAGGAATATAACACGTTTAAAGAAGAATCACATCAACTAGCAGGGATAGCATTAATAGTAGATAATAAAAAAATATGCTTAGTCCTTCCCAAAAAGTTCAAAGGTGACGAAAAGTATTCGATACCTAAAGGTCATGTCGAAGAAGATAAGTCTTTATTTCATAATGCATATTTAGAGATGAGGGAAGAAACGGGTATTGATATAGGATTAAGACAAGTTGATAGTTCTTTTAAGTATACGTATAAGAAGAATGGTATCAAGAAGAACTTACATGTCTTTATTATCAAAGTAACCAAGGAAGAATATGAAGATTTAGAAAAGGGAAAAAGAGATAAAAAAGAGATACGTAAAGTAAAACTTTGTAAAAGAAAAAAAGCACTAGATTTAGTTGAGCCACATTTTAAGAAATTAATACGTTATTTATTCAAATAATATAGTTATTTTTGTGACATGAAAACAACATGTGGTATATTCCTATTTAACAAAAACAAAGAACTATTAGTAGAACACCCTACTAATCATGATCCTAATCTTTGGAGTATACCTAAAGGTAACGCAGATCCCAACGAGGCGTATTTAGATGCTGCTATAAGAGAGTTTAGAGAGGAAACCGATCTAGACATCAGAAAGCTAGAAAAATGTTCTTATATCAAAGAATATGACATCGTTGTATATAAAAGTGGGAAGAAGCAACTTAAATCATACTTATATAAATATGATGGCTTTTTATATGAGTATCCATTCAAATGTACCTCTATGGTAGTATATTTAGGTGGTAAAAAATTAAAAGAACCATTTCCTGAATGTGATGATTTTAAATGGGTATCAATAGAAGAAGCGTTTGAAATATTACATGATACGCAAATAGAAGTATTACGTAAGATAAAAAGGGATGTATAGAACTATAACAACATCAAATAGAATCTCATTATTTATTACCTCTGCTCTCAGATGTTTATTTTATATAAGGTTCTTTGTTACTTTTTTATTTCTGTTTTCGTTTATTATAATCCCCGTACATTCAAAAATAGGAATTACTTTACTTATATGTGGTGCTTTTTTCGTTTTAATTTCACACGGAATTACTATCTATTATGATATAAAAGACGATGTTTATGGAAATAACTTATATCATCGTGACAAAAAGGTAGATATACTATTGAGAATCATATTAACTCCTATTAGTAAAATACATTATGATATCCTGATGTACGTGAAAACTGTTAAATTGTGCTATTTCATTTGGATAACTAAAGCATATATGGATTTGATAAAAGAATATACTTATGAATGTGCAAAATATTTAGACAAAGAAGATAGAATTGTGTATAATAGTCTTAGTACGCAGGTAATTAATATCATAAATGACTTAAACAGCGAGATAACAGATCCTAAAAGTCATGAGAAATTAACTAGATATAAAGATATCGGTAATTCTATAATAGAAATAGAAGAAGGAGTATCGGAAATATTGAAAAGTATTTACAATAAAGATCCAAAAAAAAGAGACGATTTTATCGATAGTGTATTAAAAACTAATTGAAGCGTATTCTAATTGCTCACCATTTACCCAAACTTCTAGATCTCTTTTAAAGAATAGATTTTCTTCATAGTATCTTGAATTCCTAAAAAACGTTCTTAAATTAGGTATATCATCTGAATCATTATTAAGTCTATTTTGGTCGATCATACAACAAAGTATTTTCTTATCGTCATCAGAGATATAGTTAGTTACTTCATCATCAAAGTTTTTATTAAGTCCTAATTTTTCATATGCGCCAAATATCATTTCGATTTCCTCATTTGTTGGAATATATTTTAAGAATACTTTATCCCCCTTTTTGATATTTTCTTTATCTTCCTTTAAATAAACTCTTGTCCACACGAACGTTTTAGATTTCTCAACTTCGTTTATTTTTAAATTAGGTTCATCGTTTAGATTATCATAATCTATGTTCTTAACAGCATCATGTAGCTGTTCTACAAGGTCGCTTTGGTATCCTACTTCTTGTATTTTACCTAGATCTTTTCTATCGGGAAATATGCTCATATACTCGTTTATATTTTTTCTATATATTTGATAAATTTTATTCCCCTAAAACAAAAACTAATAACTACCTTTGTTATATAATATAAAATAATTTATTACATATGATTGACAATTTTGACGACATTAAAAAACTAATGTCATTTGACTCTAAAGAAGATTTTTATTACGTACAGATACTAAAGAGAAGAAAAGATAACCCTGATATGGACAAGGATACGGCTGTGATCAGAGATTATTATATAAATAGTTTTGAGTACTTTGATAATAAAAAAGAAAGAATGATTGAATATGCTGAGAAGTATAACGCAAGAGTTACTATCCGATTAAATAAAAGGAGTTATAAGAAGTTAGCAACTAAGATGACTAAAGACATCATGGATGTAATAGACAGCGAGAATTACCATAGATTATCAAAGGTGTTTTCTTCTTGTGCAGGAAGATATGCTGCTGAATCCGATACTAAATGGATCATAGATATCGATAAGGAGAACTTAGAAGACCCAATGTTTAACTTAGATACATTAAAAGCAGATCTAGAAAATTATAAACCTATCGATGTTACTAAATATGTAACTGAGGTGAAGTCTAATAGTGGTATTCACCTAATAGTAAGACCCTTTAATATTAGTGGATTTAGGGGTGATTATAGTGGTATTGAGGTCAAAAAAGACGAACCAACTAACCTTTATATACCTAATTTAACGAAAGAGGAAGAAGAATTAGAAACCACTTAAAACATACCTTTATAGGCACTTGTTTTGATTATATCAACAGTAGTATTAAACAAGAAGTCAGTATCATAATATAGATCACCTTCTGCTTTTAAAGTAGGTTCTTTTGATGCTACTTCTTGTAATTGTTTTAACTCTTCTCTTACTGCTTGTTGTGATATCTTTATTAGTGTTTCGAAATGTTCACTATCATCTTCGAACCCACTAATTTCTTTATGACCTTTACCTATATCAAATGACCATCCTTTTACTAAATGACCGATTGTTCCTCTTGTAAAGTTTCCTGTTCTGATATCAAATCTAATATCGATTTCTAGATCATAATTATGTGGAGATTGGTATGAGAAGGAAACCTCATTCTCTTTAGGGAGAATAGCTATATTAGGAAAGTATACTTTATCGAAAAATTTACTTCCTTTGTCTAATGTAAATTCATGTGATTCTAAAAATTTACTGAATGGTTTAATTATTTTCATACAGTATATATTTAAATGATATTATGCATTCCTTGCCCATCATTAATACTGTCTATACTATAAACTTTTATATTAGTACCATCAGACCCCTTTCTTTTATGAATCTTATTCAGCCCTTGTGTAGCACCACGCTTAAATATTTCTGTTAGGTATGCAAACGCATTCTCTGATTTTTGTTCATTAAACAAATGCCAATTCTTAAACAGATCGTATAGCCCTTGTTGATAACAATCAAATTTATCTTCAGGGTCATAGTATGTGAATTTCTCTATTGTTCTATCTGCTAATAATATTAGCATAGATTGTGCTTTCCTAGTAAGATCTCCTTTTGCTTTTGAAATGATGATCTCACAGAATAATTTTTTTGATGATAAGTACATAGTCCTTTTTAATTTTTTTCTTCCTTTCTACAAGGGATTTTTAATCGTTTGGGCTATTATGTGCTATTATGTGCTATTTATATGCTGTTACTTATAGTAATACTTTAAAAAAAGTTTATAACTATCTGATTATCAGACTATTAGACACAAAAAAAGAGATAGGTTACTATCTCTTTCTTCGATGATTAATATTAAGATTTATGAAAAACTTTTCTCTCTAGAATCAGACATTACTCTTTTAGCAGCATTAAGCTCAGAAGTAACTTCTTCTTTCTTTTTTTCTAAGAGTTGTAAAGCTTTGTCTAATACTTCGCTTTCGCCTATCATTTTGATATTAGCGTCAACCTTTTCTTTATTAGTTTCGATATCATCTAAGCTTACTTCAAGCTCTCTGATCTTATCTTCTAACTTTCTGTGTTTAATAACCTCTTTGTCTAATTTATTTTCAAAGAAATAAGTTAGATCATATTGTAAATCGTTTTTCACGTCATTTACTAATTCAGTCGCTGATTCATATTTGTAGAAACTTGTTCCTTGTCTAGAATCTTTTCTGTATAGATAAACTTCATTTCCATGATTAAAAGCAAAACATTCAACAAATGGATTTCCTACGTTAGAAACATGTTTAACAACATCTAGATCAACGATCTTATCTTTGTTCTCAGAAATTGATTTAATTAATGGGAAGAAAGTCTTTTTAGCGATAGGTACAATTGGAGAGTTAAATAAATTCTCAATTGAAGTTTCCTTCTCTAATTTATCTTCATTAATGAAAGTTGAGTTTTCATCTACTGAAATACCAACTGTAATGTTTTCATCTAATTTGAAATCAATTCTATGTTCTGAGATAGTAGCATATTCTAATGCTGTTTGTAATTGACGTAATGTAGCAACTTTATCAGCTTCCTTAATGTGGTTTTCTAATAATGTTTTTTCTACTTTGTCTTCCCCTAAGAAAAACCAATTGCTATCAATTAAAGCAACGTGTCCGTTTTCAACTTGTTCTACAATTGTAAATAAGTTGCTTGCTTCACCACCGTTAAGTAAGTTGTTTTTCTTTTCAGGATTGCTGTGTAAGTTATGTAAAAATACTTTGATCTCAGGAACCCAGTCATGGAGTGCCAATTCGTTCAATATCTTATTCTTTACATCTGATTCATCCTCAGTGTTAATGATTTCTAACAACACATTAAGTGCTTGTCTGTAAATCATTCCTTGGTTTTTTGATTCAATGATCTTAAATAAATCCTTTAAGTCATAAATTAACTCATTACTTTTTAAGTCTGTGTTAAGGTTCTCTAATAGAGATATCACGCTCTTATCATAAGTATGAACTGATAATTTCTCATTAAGAGATCTTATTATTTGTTTCTCAGAATAATTTCCTACATGGTTGAAGTGTGTTTCAACTATTCTTGAAATATCCTCTTGTTCTTCGAAGTCTAGACCTTTTTTGAAGTTATAAAGCTCTAATTTTAAATTAATCATATTAATTTCTTTTATTTTTTCTATAATATATATTATTGTTTTTTTCTCACTTTTTTCTTATTTCCTATTGTCTCGTCTATTAAACTATATATTAAATTATTTTACTCGATATATCGAAACTTTTTCTGTTTCTATTTATATAAGATTTGGTGTTATACCGAAAAATCTAAAATATAAATATGGATAATTTAAAGTTCGATTGGAATGATATTACTATTGTTCCTGCAGCAATCTCTGATATAGAATCTAGAAGTGAAGTAAACATCTACTATAAAGGGGGCAAATTACCCTTAGTCGTATCACCCATGGATACAGTAGTAGATATGGAAAACTATGATAAATTCTTAGAAAGGGGATTTGAGGTATGTATACCAAGAACAGAAGATACTAATAGTGTATGGAAAAACGAAGACGTAGATAAGTATTTTATCTCTGTCAGTATATCAGAATTCGAAGATATTATTAGCATTAACCAAAACCCACCACAAAAATTATTAGTAGATGTTGCTAATGGTCATATGAAAAAATTATTGGATCTATCCAAGGAATACAAAGAGAAGTTCCCTGATAAAGAATTAATGATAGGTAATATAGCTAACCCTGAAACCTTTAGAGAATATGGTAAAATAGGTGTAGACTATGTGCGTTGTGGTATAGGCGGTGGGTCTGCTTGTACGACTAGTGCAAACACATCAGTACATTATCCTATGGGATCATTGGTAGAAGAGTGTGCTAAGATCAAGAGATCTAAAGGATATGATACTAAGATAGTAGCTGATGGTGGGTTTAGAAACTTCAGTGATATTATTAAAGCATTAGCGGTTGGCGCAAATTATATTATGTTAGGTGGGATTCTAAACAAAACATTAGAATCATGTACACCTAAATACATATTAGAAAAAGATAACTACATAGAGATAACTAACAACAAAGCCGAAAAACTTCTTAAAGAAGGAGAAATTATATTCTCATATTATAGAGGAATGTCCACTAAAGAAGTTCAAAAGAAATGGGGAAAGAAAAAACTAACCACTAGTGAGGGTATTACTAAGTATAGCAAAGTAGAATATACTCTTAGTGGTTGGACTGAGAATTTCAGAGACTATTTAAAAAGCGCAATGAGTTATTGTGGTAAACGCAATCTCGTTGAATTTATAGGAAAGGCAGAATATGTTCATATGACACAAAACGCATTCATTAGGTTCAATAAGTAATATGACGCACAATCCCATAGATATTATTAACAACAGTTTAAAACAAAAAAGGAGTAGAAAAATCTACTCCTTTTTTGTTACTACCACCTTGCCAAATCTTACTTTAATTTCTTCATCATATAATTTGATATACTTCTAGAAAGACTTAATGCCTTTTTACACACTTGCTTATTCTCCATTAGTGAAAAAGAAACTTCGTTTGTATTATCTCCTGTTGCAAACATTATTTTAATGTTTCCTTTATTGGGTGAATATTCTAGATGAATATTAGAAACAACATATCCTTTTTTGGAAAATTCCTTTCCTATTATTCCTCCAATTTGTTTCAAAGACTTTTTCAATGTATCAGAAAGAGGATAACCCTTTTCTTCTTCTGTTATATATGAAGCATCATATATTTCAGTTTCTTTAGAAAAAATTCTGTCTTTGTATACAACGTTGAAAGATCCATTGTAATTGCCTTCAGTACTAAACATTAATACTAGGCTATAATTGCTCTTATCTATTTTCATTTTACTTTTTATATTAATAAATAAAATAAAGTTTAGTGTTTGTTAATTATTATGATATAATAATCTTCGTCTTCGAAATTATGATAATATTCTTGTCCATCATATCCTGCTAAACCGTGTGACCTACCGTCACTATCAATTATATATTCGATGACTTCTTTTTTATCAATATAAGGTGCTAGTTCTTTAGCTAAGGCAGACTCTTCGTATCCTATTTCTTTGAAATATTCTATGGGATCGTTCTTTACTTCTTCATATTTTTCATCATATAACTCTTCAGCTTTAGCTTCGATATCTTCCTCTCTGTATTCCCAATATTCTTCATTATCTTCATCATCCATTTCATCAATGGTTTCATCAATGGTTTCTATTTCGGTTTTATATTCTTCTATTTCAGTTTCTAATGTTTTGATGTCTTCTTTTGCTTTACTTATCCAATCTTCATCATATTCACCCGATTCAATATCTCTTCCGAATTCTTCAATATCTTGTTCGTGGTCATATATTTGATCATCCAATTTCTCTTTTTGGTTCTCTAAGGCTTCATATTTTTCATCATATCCTTCTACTTTCTTCTTTTCTATATAATACTCAGGGTCTTCTCTAATCATTTCTTCTAAGTAGCTTTGTTCACCTGATAAATAATTATCAGCAACATCTTCACCATTTATAAATTGTTCAATACCATTTATTCCTTCATATCCTAACTCATCTAATAATTGGCTTTGGTATTCATATGCGGCTTTATCCATTTCATCGTCTGTACCAATAGCATAACTACTTTCGTTATATCTTTGATTTAATATCATTGAACTATAATCATAAATAGAAAACTGATATAAATCATAATGGGCATCATTAGGTATGATTACTTTTTTATAATCAGGGTAATCTTCTGTATCTATTTCATCTATTTCTACTAAATAGTCATATAATGCTTGTGCGTATGTATCTATTCTATGATCTGAATATTTTTCCTCTACCTCAGCCCAAAATTCGTCTTGTTTCTCTTTGATTTGTTTTCTAACCTCAGCTTCTGATTTAGGTACTATATCACCCGTCTCTATTAATTGTCCTATTTCTTTAGGTAAACTTACATTAGGAATAGTTCTTTTTACTTCATCAGTAGAATGGAAATATACTGTTGATTCTCCTTCTTTAGCATATATTACTTGTATAAAATCTTTATCTATTGGCTCTAAATTCTTATTAACTAAAACATATAGATTAGAACTATGTATAGAGCTGCCGTCTTGTCTTTTATTGTCATACCTGATTCCATAATCGGTATCAAATTTGAACTTTTCTATATCTCTACCATGTCCTATTTGGTATAAAAACTGATTATCTGTGTCCTTAATAAGTTTTGATGTTCCCCAATGACTTTCCATCTCTTCGGGTAAATCTTCCAATTGGTCTAAATAGGTCTTTTTCTTATCTTCATAATATTTTGTTAAGTCTTTAGGCGTTATTTCTTTTTCGAAAAGAGATAAGATGTACTTGTCCTCTTCTGTTGTGAATTCATTTGTTGTTACTTTCCCGTTATTTAATACATAATGTTTAGTATCAGTACCATAATGAGCAGTCATATTCTTAACACTTTTTAGTTCATTTGTTTTAATATGACAAAAGAAATCATTAGAATTTAAATCTTTACTGAAGTCATATAAGTAATAGTTATTTGCTTTCTTATCATATGAAGTAAGACTATTAAATACTATATCATTTAGGTATAAACTACTTTTTAGGTGTAGTAATACGTAATCAGTGTTTTCTAATTCGATTAATTCTAAATCATCTTCTCGTTCTACTTTATCAAATATCTGCTGTTTGAATTCAAATGGTTTTATAGAAATATCCATAGAAGACATTGATGTTCTTACTTTTTCAGGAATACTACCTGTTAAGCTCTTATCTCTCATATCATGTATATTGGTTATACTTCCGTTTGAGTTAGTAGTGAAACCCACTAAGAAAAGTGGATCAGTTTGATCTAAAGAAAAATCCCACATAAAGAATTGTCTTTTAGTTCCCCTAGTATAAGAATTAAATGAACCCTCTCCTGTTGATATACACCAATTAGAAGATCCTAGTTTTTGTGAAGCAGGATAATCAAATACCTCAGCTACTATAATTTCGCCTTTCTTATATAAGATTTTAGAATCCGTTTTCTTTATTTTTTGTATAGTACCGAACTCAGTTAAGTCTTTAGAATATTTAGAAATGAAATCATTTAAATGTCTTTTAATATCTTCCTCTGATTTTAAAGAAGATAGTTTTTGTTTGAATTGGTCTATCTTACTAATCTCATGTATTTTTAAAAACTTATTCTGTAATTCTTCATCTTCTATATTCATTACGTCTTTTTGCGCTCTTGGGTATAGATCATAAATTTCTTTTACTCTTTGTTTATTGTCTACTGTGATAATATCATCCTTTAATTCCTCGAATTCTGAGTATTTAAGTGGATTCTTTGGAAGTCTATTACCGTTATCTTTTAACCAAGGTAACATATCCTTTAATTCATCCATAGAAATCTCTTGTTCGAATCTATACTTAGTCATAAGACCCAAGTAATTTAAATTACCAAACTCATCATCTATAAGTTCTCTTAACTTTTGATAGTCTTGGTGTGATGTACCTAAATCAAACTTCTTTAAGACTGACTTCGCTTGTTGTACATTTTCTAATATTTTGAATTGGTTTCTACTTCTGATAAATTTCATAACCTATATATTAAATTAAAAGATATCTATTTGCTTATATTGATCATTTTTCGGATCATACATTAAATTATGTAAACCAATATCCAAATGTCCTAAACATTTTTGGGCATCAATAATTGCTTGTATCATCTTTTTGGTTTCAGGATCTTTTACTTCGTGTATTAAATCTTTAATGGGTTCTTGGTTGTCTTGTGACTCCCAAAGTCTTTTTCTTACCCATTCTAATTCATCTTGATCTTTTACTTTTTCTAAAGGTAAAGGCTCTAGTTCTTCCATTTTGATTATAACATTTTCCCAACCATCTCTTGTTTCCTCTAACCACGCATCATGTATTTTAATCACGGATGGACAACCTAGATTCACGTATTTAGATTTAATAATATCTATTTCAGGAACTAAATCAGGTCTTATTATTTTATAAGCATATTCTCCATCGGTAAAAATTCCAATAGCTTCTGATCCACCCCCCACATATTGTAGCTTTTTATTATCTAATTTTTTACTTACTACAAAATTATTCCCTATGTATAATTCATTAGTTAATTCACTTCTGATATCTTGAACGTCTCCTTCAATATCCTGACCATCTCTATTGTGACCATAATATTTACCATCTTCTACTTTTTTAATGAAGATAGCATTCTTGTTTTTATCTTCGAACCACTTCCCTTCTTCGGGGACAAACTTGTCAATTACATCAACTAACATCTCATGTGATCTCTTTACGTAACCGTTGTGGTTGTGTAGGTTTTTAGAAAACTCCCAAAATTCTTTAATTATTTTCAACTCTTTTTAAAACTTTTTTCTATTTACTTATATATTAAAAAGTTATATTAAAGGATTTGGAAATTAACGAGTTAGTTTTAAACTTTATAACAAAGAATCTATATAACATAGTAGCACATAAATAGCATAACTAGCAAGAGTTAGCAGAAAAAAAAAGTAATTAAATTATGTATTCAGAAGATTTATTCGATGACGAAAAATTAAGCAAAAAAACGTCCTTTGAGGAGAAAAGTACCGAAAGGGGACAAGATGGTCTATATAGAGTAGACCTAGAAAAAGTTAGTTCAGAAAACAAAGCAAGGGGCTATAGAGCCAAATTGCGTTTCCTACCTAACTTCACAAACAACCACGAGTATATGAAAGCATATGCGGGTGATAAGTACAATGAGGATATGGAAGTAGCATCAGGTCCTGCTCACTTTGAGAAAGTGACTCACTACCTAAATATCCAAAACGAGGCAATGTCTCATGTAAGAGGGTATTATGATGATCCAACGAACATCAACCCTAAAACAATGAAGCCACACTCTACTGATAAGTACGGTCCTTTGGCGACAACTTACTTTCAATTAAGTAAATCAGATAACGCAATCTTGAAAGAGAAAGCTAATCAGATTAAATACCAAAAGAAATATTTTTCTTACGTATTAATATTGGAAGATGAGCAACAACCTGAATTAGTTGGTAAAATCATGGTTTTCTCTTACGGAAAGCAAATCAAAGACATTATCGTAAGTGAGAAAGAAGGTGAAGCAACAGGTGTACCATGTGATGTATTTTCTCCAAAAACAGGCAAAGACTTTGTTCTTTTAGCCAAAGAGAATACTTTCACTAATCAAGACGGCAAAGAAGTTACTGCTCCTGATTACACTAAGAGTAGATTCTATGATGAAACAACAACTATTCCAATCGCTAAGGAAGAAGATGGATCATATAAATTCATCAGAGTTCCTATGGAAGATGGTAAGTTCAAGAAAGAACACCAAGAAAAGATCGTTAACATGTTACTTTCAAGAGATATTGATTTAGAATCTTTCGCAGGTAAAGCATGGAACGAAGAAATGCAAAAGAAAGTATCAGAAGCTATCGATTTCTTAACAGGAAAAGCATCTTCTAAAACTTTTAGTAGTTCAAGTTCTAACGACTCTACAAAACCCGAAGAGTTCTCTTTTGATGATGTGGATGATGGTGGTGATTCAGATGAATTAGAAAGTTTTGATGATGATGAAGTAACTGTCGGTGACGACGACTTCGATGAACTAGACTTTTAATAAGAATAGTCATCAAAAATTGATAAGGGAGAAATATTTTTATATTTCTCCCTTATTTTTTTAAACAAAAGTGTGGTTTTTTTCTATATAAGTAAAATAAAGCCTTAATTATGAAGGGATTAAAATTTGAAGATAGTAAAGGAAGGGTAGTCAAAGTTGAAAACGTAGAGAGCAATATCGCTACATTAAACAACGGTGAACGAGTAGCCGTGGAGAGATTATCTGATTCTAGTTTTTATAAACAAATTAGTGAAGCCAATAACAACCAAAGTATAAACGAAAGCCAATCAGTAGTCGAAAGACATAACCCTGATCCAAATCCACCTAAGAATAGATACGAGCAAATGCTAGAAGGTATCAACAATAGTGTTAATAATAACGCTAACCCAAACCCTAGTACTAATGATAGATCTATTTCTATTGGGGATGATGGAGATGTTAATTTATCACCTGTTAATTTAGGTCTACATGGTCAACAATCACATATAAAGATGAGTGGTAATGTTGTAGAAAAACGCCAACCTAATGTTGGTAACACAAGTGTTGTTGAACAACATCAACCTAGACAGTTAACACCTGATGAGCAAGAACAAGAGCTTCTTAATAAGTATGGGAAACAAACACCAAACCCATCTAAAGGAAAAGAAAAACTGAGTGCGGATGCTACATTGGAAGATCTAGCATATGATAAAAAAGAAAAACCTAAAGCAGTAGATGTAAATGCTAGAATTGAACAACAAAGATTAGATAGGGAACAACAAAGATTAGATAGGGAACAACAAGAAGTTCAGAAAGGCAATAAAGTATATGATAATGCTAAGAAAACACATAGCCTTAAAGTAGATCTTAAAATTGACGAAAAGATACCCGATAAGACAGTATTTAAGTTCTTGGAAGATAACTTTGATTTCGATGAATCTCCTGTTGAATATTATAGTAGATATATCTTTAATAAGTTAATGGAAGATCCTAAAATATTAGAAGATCAAATCAAGCAGAGTATTGAAAAATATGTTAAAAGCAGAAAATCAAATAGTAAGTCATGATAAATAAGAAATATTTAGAACAAGCCAAAAGGATTAAAAAAGATTTTTTAGAGTTGAGTAGCCAAATGGGACACTTAACCGAAGAATTAGAAAAAAATAAAACGGGCATCGAAGAAGTATTACAGGGTCTTATTAAGATCAAAGATAATACTGATGATTATACTTCTGATGAACAATACAGAGAAGATATCATGGATAAACTAAAAGACTTCGAGATAGAATCTAAGAAACTTGAACATATTTATATTCCCATTAATGAGAAAATAGAGAATCTAAGAGATGAAGAAAACAAGCTATATGAAACTCTTAAAGGAGAATATCCAAACGTAGAAGAATCTAAGTTGATTAGAGAGATCAGAGATTACGTAGGTGAATTAAATAATTAATTGACCTTCTATCTTTTATATATACTATATGAAAGATAATATTAAAAAATTCAAAGACTTTGACCTCTCTTTATCAGAAGAAGAGTCAGATGGAGAAAAGTTTGATCCTAGTGAATGGGAAATCGATCACATCATTGATGTATTAGATGAAGATCCATCTACTAGTGAGAAAGAAAACCTAGAAGAAAGTGAAATAGATGAGTCCGCAGTTACTTTTGATATGTCTGTACCTAAAGATATTAGTCGTGGTGATTACATATGGTTAACTGCACTTATCAAGAAAAAGAACGCTAATTACAATAACCAAGGTAGGCAAGCTGTTATAAAAGTAAGAGTAACCGAGATATATTACGGGTTATCTCACTTAAATAAAGTTCTCAATCAGTAAACAATTCTAAGGTATATGTTCTACTATTAATAGGAAATTCTAACCACTCATTTCTAGACTGTAATAGATTCGCATGAATAACAAAATCAGTATAATGGTTATTGACAAGCTCTATATCAATATATTTTCTATAAATTTCTAATAAGTTATCTAATGTAAATGGTCTTCTAGTAAATTTGACATCTCTATATAGCTCTTTTATATCAGACAATAAAGAGAAAATAGAAATAAATTTCGAATCTAAATCTACTGATCCGAACATATAATGGGGAACGATATCTTCTTCGTATATAATAGGATTATTTTTATCATCAACAATAATTCTATCCCCATCATCAATTATAGCTTTCCACTTTCCTAAAATATAAATATCACTCTCTTTATAAATATTTAAGGATAAAAAAATGAATGAAAAATTACAGATATTTTTTAATTGATTTTCTGTCATAGTACAAAAGTACATAAAATATTATTACATTTGTGTTTATGGATTCGAAAAACAAAAAGGTATATACCTCAGAAGAATTAGAAATTAAATGTAGAGAGGCATTCAAAGCAGGGACTAGAAGACAACTTGCGTGGACTAATGCTCCTACAATTACAGACAATAGATTACAGACAACTAAGGATATATCTGAACCCGATGAAAATACGTGGATCAGTATGAATCTAAATAAAGAAAACGAAGAAGGGGGAAATATAGAATTTGCTGAAAGATGTTAAATAAACATGCTCCTGAGTATATTAGTTAAAGTCTTTAAATCTCTTAATACCTTTAGATTCATTTACGCCCATATCAGCTAACTTTTTCTTTAAAGTTTCTAATCTGTTCTTAGCAGCATCTACTTTAAACTTAGGTGCGTTGTTAACAAAACCTGGGTTTGATAATTGTTTTTCTACTTTATCGATATCAGCTTTTAGCTTATCGATAACTTCTGATTCATCCTTTTCCTCAGGTATTTCATACTCTTGCTCATACTTACCTTTAGTGTCAACATGGAATTGAATTTTTATTGTATCACCTTCAGGTTTTTCATCAAAAGTACTAAAGAAAATAGCTTTAGTTTTAGATACTTTTAACATATTATAATCTTTTAAGAATTCAGTCATCTCATTTTTGATATTACTTTCTCCATGTATTAAATTTTCAATACCGATAAAAATTAATTGATCTGAGAAATCAGGATAAAATGGTAATTCATATAGCTTTTCCATAAAAAATCCTTGACTAAAAACTTCTTTTACAAAACCAATCTTTTCATTTTTATCCGCTACTTCGCCATTCAATTCAATTTGCTTATTCTTAAATCTCGCTTTTAAGTCATTTGCATCATATCCGTATTCTTTTAGTAAATCATATATTGTCATAATCCTAAGGGGTTATTTTTCTTATATATTAAAAACATAACTTAGTTAATATTATTTTAATACTAATGCTAATTCACGGAAATCGGTTTGATTCATAATAACTTTAATTTCAGAACCTCTACCAACGTCATTAAAGAATATAATTGGATTAGTAGTGAGATAAGCAGAAAAATTAGATGTGTTAGTAGGAAACTCTTTATCACTAACTAATTCTTTTACTACCTTACCTGTTGTTATGTCTATTGTAAGTAAAGCGAATGTAGTTCCGATATTTGCATATAATTCCCAAGTAGTTTCGGATACAATTCTTCTTATACGACCTAAGTAATATTCCTTAGCTACTCCAACATCTAATGTAGAATATGTAGTTTCTGTCATAGTATTAAAATCAAATACTCTATATGTGAAAACTCCTGTTGGGTTAATTGGTGGTGGGAAAAAAGCTTCCACATCACCTATATCCCAATATGATGTCTCGTTAGCAAAGTGTATAAAATAATACTTGTTAGTATTAGGATCAAAATACCCACGTGGTGCTTGAAACTCTTGGTTTCCAACATATGTAGTATTTGTTCTGCTTATAATATCTCCTGTTGATTTGTCAATAACTAACCACTCGTTTGGGATATCTGCTTTTTCTAAAGATTTCACACAATATAATAAATCACCCTCGACATATAGTATTGAAAATATGCCTGTTTCGGGATATAACTGATCCTCAAAATATGAGCTTATCGTAGCTGATGTTGAAGAATTAGCAAAATCATCAACTGATATATTAACCTCAACAATACCTTCTGTGGTCATAGAATAAAAATTATGTGTACTTGCTTTATAATAAGAAGTTTGGAATGCTATTGGAACTATATAGCCAGTATCTAAAAAGCTGATAAATTTACCTTGTCCATCGCTTTCTGTAATATATAATGGATCATTGTGAGTTGTGTCAGAGGTTGATAAGTATATTAAATCGTTTATCGTATCATATTCTGTTGGTTGTTGATACCTAAATGTATCAGTAGCGGCTTGGTCTACTTCAACTAAAACTAATTCTTTTCTACTACCACCTGCACCTGCGTTAGAAGTTGAAGCTGCTGCTATAGATTCATACATTCGTCTTAAAGGTTTGATATGCTCTATATACTTTTGGTGTTCAGTATATTTATCTTCGTATAACTTTTGTTCTTCTTCTCTCTTTTCTCTTTGTTCCCTTAGTATATCATTAATCTATCTTTCCATTAAATGTTTTTTTTTGTTACTTTTTTTGGTATTTATACCTCTTCTACTAGTATATATTTTCTACCCATCTCTACTAAAGCAGCGAACCTATGATTAAAATCAGTAAGTGTATACTCTTTGTTTTCTTTCCAATATTCTAATATAGTACTAAACCCTAAGTACAATTCTTCATCATAGTCACCTTCTCTGTCTTCATCTTCCATTATATCTTCATTATAAGCATCGTCTAAATCTTTTATATTAGTTATTTGTGATAGCTTCATTTCATCATTAAACCCAAATGAATCAGGATCACTTACGATATCAAATTTATCCATATCAAATAACTTCCTGTGATATTTAGATAAAAGATCCCAAGCCATATCAAAATTATCAGGTTCATCTAAATACCCTAACATAGCTTCTAAATTAGTACAGTCGCCTAGTGGACTTGATTGAACAGGGAAAGTTTGTGTTATACCACCTTCGTTAAAATATTGTATATACCTTTTGATTTGATCTGAATAAAACATATTTTCTTCTGTTTGTTCTACTTCATCTACACTAACCTTCGTATCATTCCCCGAAAGTTCGTATAATATACCATCACAATATTGATAATTATGTCCATCATCTCTTATAGTCTTCGTAATATTATATTCATCATCATCATTTAATTTATGATATGAAGTTGCTTCCATAAATTGTTTAAAGTTCTTAATCATATATTATATATTAAAATAAGAGAGTTTTATTTAAACATATATGCCCTAAAGTAATAGAATAATAAAATAATCATTGTTTATGGACGTATTAGTAGGGCTTCAATTTGGAGACGAAGGAAAAGGAAAGATAACAGATATGTTGTCTAAAAAATATGATATTGTTGCTAGATATCAGGGCGGTGCAAACGCAGGACATACGATATATCATAATGGAATAAAAATAGTTTTACACTTAATACCAAGTGGTATAGTACATGAACACACAAAGAATTTTTTGGGTAATGGTATGGTTATCGACCCATTTCAATTGATGCAAGAAATAAAAGAAGTTGAAGAACATATACCCAACGCAAGAGAGAGAATTTTCATTTCAGAAAACGCACACGTAGTGACTCCTTTCCATTTTATGGAAGATAAAGAGAATGTGTCAACCATAGGTAGTACCCCAAAGGGGATCGGACCTTGTTATCGAGATAAAATATACCGAGAAGGTTATAGAGTTGTGGATTTTATTGGAAACGATCTAAATATAGAACCTGTTGATTTAATGGGTAAAGACCAAGATGAATTCCTTGAGTTCGAACATTTTAGAGTAGGTATGGAATTTCTTAAAACATTAAATATCGTTAAGTCTAATTGGTTAAGAAACCAAGAAGGTGAAATACTAGCAGAGGGCGCACAAGGTACTATGTTAGATATTGATCATGGATCTTATCCATATGTTACTTCATCAAATACAGTAAGTTCAGGTGCATGTGTAGGGTTGGCAATGCCACCTCAGAGTGTTGGTAAAGTATATGGTGTGTTTAAATCATATTTAACACGAGTTGGTAATGGTGATATGAAAACTGAATTAAAAAATCAACTTGGCGAAAGAATACAGAAGGCAGGTGGGGAGTTTGGTGCTACAACAGGCAGACCAAGAAGATGTGGTTGGTTAAACTTAGATGAATTAAAAGAGAGTATAGAATTAAATGGAGTAACTGATTTAATTATGACTAAATCTGATGTACTAGAAAATATAACCCCACTTAAAATTTATTGTGGTGGTAAATATTATGATTTCAAATCATGGGTTAAAGCAGATTTAGAAGATCCTAACTTTAGACAATATATTAATTATATACAAGATAATCTCCATCAGAGAATAAAAATCTTAAGCGTTTCGCCTAATAGAGACGGTATAATAATTATTTGATCTTATTTAATTTTCATCTACGTTATAATCTTTTATTTCAACCTTTAATATAAATACAGGCGGTGGGATTCGAACCCACGACCTCTGATTAGTTCCCCCGACAGGACTCGAACCTGTGACCCACTGATTAAGAGTCAGTTACTCTAGCCAACTGAGCTACGAAGGAATATTGTGGAAACTGTGGGGATCGAACCCACCTCTGAAGGTCTTCAACCTTCCGCTAAACCGTCTCAGCTAAGTTTCCATATGTTCCCCCGACAGGACTCGAACCTGTGACTTACCGATTAAAAGTCGGTAGCTCTAACCAACTGAGCTACGAGGGAATATGTTGTGGTGATAGAGGGACTTGAACCCCCGACACGTGGATCTTCAATCCACTGCTCTACCAACTGAGCTATATCACCGTTTGTGCAGGTGGTGGGATTCGAACCCACGTTGGAGCTTTCACTCATCCGCTTAAAAGGCGGGACCGTTCGACCAACTACGGATACACCTGCATATTTTGTCCCCCCTACAAGGCTCGAACTTGCGACTCCCGTGTTAAAAGCACGGTACTCTAGCCAACTGAGTTAAGAGGGGATATAAAAAAAGCCCTAACAGATATTCTATTAGGGCTTATACATTTATTAATCATTTCCGATCAGGATGTATTTTCCCTAATAAAGTTCTTCTTAAAAAACTTTTTAAAACCTTTGATATTTTTACTTACTGTTCTCATACTTCTAATAACATATTAATTTTTCTTTCTCTTATTTCAGCTTTATCCAATGGATATTCTCTACTCTGATCAGCACACTCATAGCACCTACTTCTTTGAAATTGGTAGTGTAATGAAAAGATATACGAACAATCTTCGCAATAATGTTCTTCACATGTATCACACACCATTTCTTCTTCTGTTCCATTAAAGCATATATAACAATATTCCATTTTTCATTTATATTTTGGGTGAAAGATCGGACTCGAACCGACATCCTCTTGGGTCACAACCAAGTGCTTGTTCTCTTACAGATACTACATACCATTCAGCTACAATCACCATATATTTTGGGTGTTCGAGGAATTCCGAGATCCCGACCTTCTGTGTCACAAACAGACGCTCTTCCCCTGAGCTACGAACACCATATAACAAAAAAACCTCTACTTTATTCAAGTAGAGGTTTTAATCATTTGGTTTAATTTTTAGACATAAAAATCTCACCCTCTACTTTTGCAGTGGTTATGAAAAAATTTATGTTTAAATACTAATACCATTTTCTTATATATTAAAGTTTTCTTTTCCTTATAGAGTGCAAATATAATAAAGTTTATTTAATTACCAAATTTTTTTTCAAATTTAATATATAATATATGATAAAATGGATAAAAAAGATAAGGAATTACCTTAGGGTAAAGAACCTTTTAAGTGTTAAAATAGCTATATTATTAGTAGTATTTTCTACGTCAACCTTAGTGTTGAATACGATATATGATAGAAGTGTTAATCAAATTGAGGCTCAACAAAAAGAAATAATCAGGCTTAATAGTGAAATGAGTGAAATTAAAAGTAGATCTATTTTATTTTTAACCAAAGAACAAACTATATTATATAATGATACTAACGGAGATGGTGGGTTATATAATAACAAAAGATTATTAGTCTCAAATTATAGATATGTTGTATCTAAGTACAGGAAATCCCTACTAAAAGATTTTGAAATATCAAAGGGCTTAGATCGAAGTATTCTTAAAAACATTAATTATCTATTAAAAAGAAAGGAAATTCACCTAACTAATATACTACACTTAAAAGAGTATGACGGATATACTAATCAATATATTATAGGTTCACCGTATGTTAATATAACTATTGTGGAAAACATTGATTTATTACTAAACCAAATAGAATCCAATATCAATAAACAAGTTGTTATAATAGAAGAGGAGATACAAACACAGAATATTTATTTTAAAACATACTTAATTGCTTATTTTATGATAGTATTACTATTACTGTTTTATATATTCCTTGACTTTAGGATCATAAAGAAAAGAGAGGAAATGAAAGATTCGTTTATCGATACTATTATTAAAGCAAAAAAATAGTTATATTTGTCTTTATGAACAGACAAGAGAAAAGAAAACTTTGGAATAAATACAGAAGATCAATAAAGGCTTATATTAGACAAGCCGAGAAATATAATACTTCCAATGATGAATTGATCAATAAACATATTGATTTGCTAAGGCTTTTATATACTATTGTTAACTCTATCCATCATGATGAATTCAACGATATAAGAAATAAATATGGTTGGTTAAGTAAAAGAGATATGAACTATTATAAATCAGGGTATTATGATATGGATACATATGATAGATTTTGTAAAAAAGTAAATAGTTTACCCGTTAAGATTAAAAGGGATGCATTGATAGATGAACTATTATCCGATTAATATTGCTCTACCTTTAACTGTTTGATTGAAGTAAATATTAATATAAGATAATACGTCAGTATCTTCGTTCCCTATTATCTCTACTAAGCCCCTACACCTTTGTTTCACAATATCTGCATCGGCACAAGTATTAGATCCATCAGGACATACTAATTCATAATAATCTAAATTAAAAGAACTCATAGAGAAATCTACAGGAGGATCTAATTTCCATATATTCGAATTGAAATCTTCGCTGTAACTTTGTACCCCACTTCCATCACCCTCTGATGATAATTTATCAGTGATTGTTTTAATAGCTATTCTAAGTTTCTCAGCCCCTTCTATTGCTTTAGAACTCGTTTCAAATTGATAACTCTTTAATTCATCACTTGCTTCAAATTTAACTTTAACAAAATTCTCACTAGTAAACACAGTAGTTACTTGTCTTGCTACAATAGAATCTGTTATGTTACCTTTTATATCACTTAACTGTACAGAATAGTCTTCGAATTCTATTTGATTGATAAAAGTATTAGGGTCATATAAAACACCACCAATTATAGTAGAAGTTTTATTATACGTATTGTCCTTTAGTTGATCTATTGTTTCTCTTAATATAGTATGAGCAGTAATAGATTCAGAATTAGATATAAACTGTAATGTTATCAGATCTACATTAGTTTGATATATGAACACAAATCTACCTTGTGTTAAAGTGGTTGTTATATTATTAAAATCGATAGAATGTACTACTTGGTCTGCTAACCTATCTTGTATTTGAATATATTGGTTTTGGAATACTTCTTTTATAAAGTTACTACTATGATACATAGAGGAGTAGTCTAATGATATGGTATCGGTTGTAGCCCCACTGATAGTTTTACTATATGTATCATCCTTTAGTTGATCTATTGTTTCCCTTAATAAGTTTTGTGCAGCAATTGCTTCTGAATTTGATATAAACTGTAATGATATAGAATCCATATTCGTTTGTTGTACTATTACAAACCTACCTTGTAATAAAGTACTAGTAACAATATTATAATCAATAGAATGTACTACTTCTGATGCTAATCTATCTTGTATTTGGATATACCTATCTTGGAATACTTCTTTTATGAAGTTACTACTAGAATACATAGTAGAGTAGTCTAATGGTGTGGGTTCGTGTATAGTAGTTGAGCTTACTTTATCATAAGTGCCATCTTTTAGCTGATCTATTGTTTCCCTTAATATGTTATGTGCTGTGATTGCTTCTGAGTTCGATATAAACTGTAATGTTATCAGATCTACATTAGTCTGATATATAAAAACAAACCTGCCTTGTGTTAAAGTAGTTGTTACATTACTAAAATCAATAGAATGTACTACTTCTGATGCTAATCTATCTTGTATTTGGATATACTTGACTTGGGCTATCTCTTTTATGAAGTTACTACTAGAGTACATAGTAGAGTAATCAAGAACTTGTGTTTCGGTTGTAGATGTCGTAGGAGTAGGATTATATGTACCCTTTTTGAGCTTTCCTATTAAGTCTAATAGTTTATTAAGCCCTGTTATTGTTTTTGAACTTGAAGTGAATTGTAATTTTATAGAAGTTTCATCTGTTTTAATTACTGTTAAAAATCTACCGTTTGGTATAGCAGAAGAAAAATAAAGGTAATCAATAGTAAAATCCACCTCACCATACACATCTTGGATCTGTATATAACGATTATCTCTAACTTCTTTTATAAACGTATTTGGATCATATATATTTGATAATTCTGACATAGCTTATATATTAAAAGACCCCACATCGAAATGTAGGGTCTTTTTACTTGGATAGGATAGAATAAAATACTATAGAATATTTATTGAAATGTTTTATCCAAGATTTCAAATTCTTCCTTTACAGCGTTCTGTAAAAGTTTCCTTCCGTTTCTTATTTGAGATTTTATAGTACTAATGTTATATGGAGTTTCACCTATGATAGTATATTCCCCCTTAGGTAATTTTATACAAGATATAAGACCATCTTTATCTATATCTAATATAGTGAATTCAACAGGATCTCCGTATTTATCCAATACACTATCGATAGTATGAAATTTGATTAACTCATTATCTTCTTTCTTCTCAGGGTCTACCATATGTAATATATGATCAGTAATGAAATAAGAATCATCGATTTCGATTTCATTTTCTTCTCTCATGATAATAGTAATATCTCTATAAGATCTAAGTTCGATCTCTCTTAAAGAGATAACTTCTCTATATGGTTCTTTTAATTGTTTTATTCTTTCCTTTAGAATCATCCCTTTCTTATCGTCTAATTCTTTCGATTGGAATATTTCTTCGTCTTCAAGAGATGAATCATTTAAGAAGTCTTTAATAGTAGTTCCATCATCATCAACAAATTTATCAACTGATATTAATTTATCAGCTTGATTCTTTTTGTATTGAAAACACTCGTTTTTTGAGATGGTAAACAACCATGTAGAAAACCTTGCTTTGTTAGGATCATAATCATCGATTTTATAAAGAGATTTAAGCATCACATCTGTTGCGATGTCTTTTGCTGCTTCTTCGTCTTTTAAAATGTTGTTGTTGTAGAAAACTAATTTAGGGAAATATTTTTCGTAGAAATCCGAAAAATCCTTTTTTGTCTTTTCTTTGAACATTCTTGCTTTTTGTTCTATGTTAAATAGATAACTTTCGTTGGATTTATTCATTCGGTTTTTTGCTATTTTTTGTGCTATTATTTGCTATTATCATATATTATATATATAGTTTTAAAAAAGTTTACTAATTAACGAGAAAAGTTTCATCATTTACTAAACTATTTATACTATTTCCACTCTCAATAGTTTCAATAGTTTTCTTAATTAGGTCTGAACAGCTTAGTATCTCTATCTTTTCATTATCTTTTATCTTAATAGTATCAGTGCAAATTAATTTCTCTAAACTCGAATTTAATATTCTATTATGTGCTTCCCCTGATAAAACACCATGTGTTGCACAACCCCAAACCTTATTCGCACCGTTTTCAATTAACAAATCGCTTGCTTTACATAAAGAACCTGCAGTATCAACCATATCATCTAATATGATCACATCTTTACCATTAACATCACCTATTAATTCCATAGAAGATATTTCATTAGCTATCTTTCTCTCTTTGTTAATAATAGCCAATGGAAGCCCCATTTTTGAACTCAACTTCTTTGCTCTTTTTGCCCCCCCAACATCAGGAGAAACAATGATCACGTTACTAAGGTCAAAGTTTTTTCTAATATAGATTTCAAATATTGTAGCACAATTAATATGCGTAACAGGTATATTAAAGAATCCTTCGATTTGTGTTGAGTGTAAATCCATAGTGATGATTTGATCATAATAGATCTCGATCATATTTGCCATCACTTTAGAACCGATTGCTGTTCTAGGTTTATCCTTTCTATCCTGACGCATATAGGCTAAGTAAGGAACGACTGCAATAATTTCTTTTGCGCTTGCCCTTCTTAAAGCATCACCCACCATCATTAATTCGATAATATCATCAGAGGTAGTTAGTGACCCAATAACAAACACCCTATTACTTCTAACGCTTTCTTCGATTTCGACTTTTATTTCTCCATCAGAGAATTGTTTTGTTGTCATCAAATCGATGTTTGTGATCTTCTTTCCGATCTCTCTTGAATTCTTTAAACTAAATACCTTTGTGTTCATACCTTTTCTTCTTTTTTAAAAATTTGAGTTAATACATAATCTCTGTATCTTGTTGTACCAATTACAGATTTTAAATTTTTGTTAAATGAGTTTTCTGTTCCGTGATCTTCTAACATAAATTCATACGCCCTTGTGAAAATCCCATCTTCGTTATTTATCATTAATATAGAATATGACATTTGATTATTACAGAATATATATACTATTTCCTTTTCGTTTAGTTGTAAACTAAGACAATTGTGCCTAACAGGATCAAACAAGAGTCTTGCTGTTCTCCTATATCCTTCTGCTTCACGTTTACTAACTTCTTTTATTTCGAACCAAATTTTACTAAGATCTTCTCGAAGTCCGTTATATTCACTCCAACATTCCCTGTGTTCAACACTATAAGCGAACGATTCTTGTGTAAAGTATTTCTTAGGAACTTTCTTAAATCCTTGCCACCTGAAAAACTTTAAAATGTTCATGAATTCTGTTCTTTTATTATGAGTAACTGTTGGGTTATATCTCGCATCTCTTTTAATACAATACTTTCTGCTTTAACCCACATGTTCTCTATCTTATATATTGTTTTTGCTTTTGTTGATTGAGCATCTTCGTAAACTTTTATTATAAATTCACCTGATCTACCATCGAAATTAGATGCAGCTTTATTCTTAGTATATCGGTTCACCCACCATACTAACATCTGTATTTGATTATATTTTGATAATAAGTTTGTTACTTCGCTCTCGCTCATAGTTTAACTGTTTTTATTGCATCTTGTATCCATTGCGGGATAAAATGTGATCCCCTAGATAATATATTAGAAAATGACTGATCCAATATGATAAAATCTGATTTATCATTTTCGTTTCTAACCGCTCTACCATACATTTGAATAAATTTACATATGGTTTGCCATTGATACCAATTGGGATTTGTTTCATTTCTCTTCTTATTCTTGAAGTCTGCTAATGATGGGTATGGTACTTTCATACATACTTGAAATCTAGCTCTCGAATCCTTTAAATCAATACCCGTTGACATACTTGGACTTACTAATACTGTTGCTTGGTTAGATGTATAGTGTTGCTTCAAAGCATATTTCTTAGATTTCTGTGAAGAATCATGTGGTAGAAGCCTTGGTGATTTCAGCGCATCAACTACCCAATTTTGTATTTCGAACGTAACTGTATGTATGATACCCTTCTTGTTTTTATACTTACTTAGTATTTTTTTCAAGACAGGTACATATTTCTTAAAAGTATCTTGTTTTTCTTTATATGTCATTTTACCAATTGGCATATAATATATAGGTCTGTTTTTTACTAGAAAGGGCGAATTGATCCTATAATACGCTGCAAAATTTTCATTGATACCATTTATATAACAAAACATTTTTTTATCAAGTATAGTACCACTCATTAAGATAACCTTATCATACTTCTTCCAAATATATTTATCGAAGAATGGATATGCCCATATAGGTTGGATAACTATCTTCCTTCTATTCTTTTCATCATATTCAGTTTGTAATACCCAATTATCTCCGTTGTCGTTATATTCTTCTATAAGGTTAGATAATTTAGATTCAATAGATCTGAGTTTATTGATAGTCTTACTTGTTTCGACTTCTTGGTTGCCGTCTTCTCCTAGTATCTCATTAATGTTAAGTTCTCTTTGTAATACTCTTTTGTCTGATTTTTTAAGACTTAATTCCAATTGCCCCATTTTAGTCTGAACCTTTCTCAATAGAACATTTTTACAATATTCTATAAAGTCGTCTATCGTAACTAAATCTTTCATACTATTAAGGATCTTATCAGGATCTTCGAAAACACCGTTTAATATATTATGTGAAATAGTTACTGAAATGAAGTCTGACACAACCGTTTCGAGTTGGTGTGCTTCATCTACTATAAGAATATTACTTTCTCTTCTATCCAAAAGATTATTCATTGACATCAATGTAAACATATGAAAATTAGTCAATGATATCCTACCACTCATAAAAGCTTCTCTCGAATTATCATATGGACAATTCTCGCATTTGCTTTTAGAAATCACCTGAAATTCTTTCCCTTCTTCACAAGAACAATTGAATTGTGAACATTGGTAGGTATTCCTTCCCCAAAGATTGGAAATAGAATTAAATTCCTCTGCGTATTGGTTTTGTAATATCTTAGATTCTGTTAATAAATCAAATCTAGAATCACTATCCATTTTTAAATATTGTTGGATAAACTTTAATGCTAATATTGATTTACCCGTACCCGTAGGTAGGTCTAACAGAAAGAATTTTTTTGTTTCATCATGGTTCAGTGTATCGAACATAAAATCTAAACACTCTTCTTGGAGGTCACGAAGCTTATAATCTTGGAGGTCTTTATCTAATAATTTCATTCAACGTTATATATTTTCTTTATAGTATTGTTTTAAAAAAGACTATTTTATT